TTATGGTAAGGAAACCCCACGCCTTGACATAATGACTCTTACTTTTGCAAACAAGTCATTAATTGCCTCATCGGATAAAACACCTTCATAAGCAGCCCACACACCTATTTTCCCCTTGATGCCCACGTTGTGCGGAGCGAGATAACCACCCCCTAAAATGATAGGATTCAGAGCCGGGCGGCGAGCTGTAATATCCGCAGATAATTGCCCCAGGTTTGACCCCCGGGTCAATGTTAATTTTGTTGAAGTTACAGTTAATGCAAACATATCCCATGCCGGTGCAATGACAGAAGTAGAGACACCTGCGGTAGGATTCGCACCTACGTTTACAGCGATTGTTCCTGTCGGAGTGACGGCCATACGGCTACCGGTGAATGGAGAGACCCCTTCAGCCAGGCTTGAATACACTTGTGATGTCGATGTGGGTATGTCTGCCCGGAACGCAGTAATGATGGTGAACTCTGCGGGTTCAATAAGTGAAGTGTTCGCCTGATGGCCAATAACACCATCACAAACTAAACCTTCATCATCAAAAGTCAGACCGGTAACACTCAAAGGGGTACCATATTTGCTTTTGTCCACCGCTGTTTTCATTTCATAAACGCGCAAAGCTGAAGCGAGGTTTAACGTTGAACCAACATTACTGATGGGTAGGTTTGGGTTGTTAAAACTATCAATCACCTGAAACTGCAACATAATGCCTCTCCTGAATAGAATATTAACAATCAGCTCAAATAGATTTTCTGAATGGGCAGATAGTTATGTAGTGGGTATGGTTTGCCGTTTTCATTAAGCAAGTCGGTAACTTCCGGATCAGAATCATGGATAGTTGTCCTCACCCCTGTTTCCCGGCCAAAGAACCATGAGACATAGCGCGGGCCGCTGCCTGGGTTGCTGATCTCACCGCGATTTTCTGGTGTCCATGCGAACGCAACAAATGCACCGCTACCGATAGTCGATTCAGACGATATCTTGAGGTTTGTTCCCCCAACAATTTCAACGGCAGAGATAGTCAGGCGACCGGTATCGTCGTGCAGTTCGACGCCATGATTGCCATCAGCCAACTCAGAGACCAGCGTGGCATCAACAACGAATGGTGGGTGGTAGGTGAATAGCTTCACCATAGCCGTCGTATCATTGATTTTTTTGGCGCTGATCGCGTGAACAGGCAAATACTTCTCCCCATTGGGCTTTTCCGCTGTCCGCGTCCGGATACGATGACGAATAGCCTTCGCCGCATATAAACCCTGAATCCGATAACCGTGATTATTGTGATGCACGTTACCCTGGCCGGATATATGGTTGCCAGGCAGGCCCATGTAGGTTGGCCCCCACATATCGATGTTCGGATGTGTCAGCGCCAATTCCAACTGCGCCAGGGCAATCATTTCCGGCGGGTTTTCCGGTGTGCCAACATAATAACCGTGTGACGATGTTTGATAGGTCAGCATGACCAAATTAGTACCCGATGGACGCTGTTGCGATGTATCGGCGTCAAAATCGGTATAAAGCTGGGTCTGCATGGACTTATAGCTGGCTGCGGGGGTGCCATTGGCCATATTTGTTTCACCCTGCATGAACAGCATAAAATCCTGGCTGTATTCAATGCCACTTAATGTCGCTTGTTGAGCAGTGAAGTTAAATTGTGAAACGGCTTGAGCGTAATTACCCGTTCCTTTCATTAGCCCTTCAATGCTGATGCCGTTCACACCTGCCGCATTGAAGATGAGCTGGCGGTCATACATGCCACCCGAATGCGCCACAAAGCCATGAGCAAGTCCTGATGCGATTGTTTCACCGTTACTACCATTCACAGATTCTTTTAAAGGAACCAGTGATGATGGGGTTACACCGTTGCTGCGAACACCTGTATTAAACATCAATGCGTCAGAGACCGGTGTATTAAGTACCGGGATTCCATACGCGCCATTCGATAATGACTGCCCAAAGATAAATAAGTGTAGTAACTCGGCGAAAGACATAAAAGAATCTTTGACGGTTATCTCACCGTCAGATTTGGAATTATTGAAAATGACTCCATTAGCATCAATCCCACCCGCCACATGCAGGAATGAGTCAACAACTTCAACCAGGTTCTCCCCTTCGGTGACTGTGATACGCATACCATTAATTTCAATAAATCCATTTTTCCCGATGCCAAATGCAACATGGTAGAGGCCATCCCTGAACAATAAACAATATTCGCTATCTTCTGGTAACTCTGTGACGGGAACACCAGAAATATTCATGCCTGCATTAGCCTCGAACATGCCAGATTTAGTTATGCCAACGGCTCTTCGCAGGAGTTTGTCTACAAACTCAATAACATAATCAGGGTCACTTTCGGTGAGAATGCCTGCATCAATCAATAACCGTTCCATCGCTGACTGGGAAGCAATCTCTGCGACTTTCAGGGCAGACTCACCATTGTTTTGGTAAACAACTTCCTTAGGTCCGGTATCCTGATTAAAGATAACCCGGAATGTCTGTCCTGGTGTTGTTAAGGACAGGCCGATACTAATCCCTGTTGGGTCTTCGGTCGTTGGAAATACCGAAACAGTCATCAGTTTACTATCTGGCAGTTTCTTGCCAGTTGAAATTAATACACCATTTTGGTTAACAAACTCCTCAACCCATGTACCTGAGTCATCGGATCGAATTGAAACTTTTGCATTAAGCGGTATTTTACCGGCATTCAGTGCAGTTACAGCATCAGGAAAAGAGCTAAACGGTAGTTCTCCTGATTTTATAAGAGCATTATATGCTTCAAGCTCACCTTTAAGATAAAGAGTTCGACTGGCAAGCTGTTGTGCCTGGGTGTTAGATGGCCCATCTCCGGGAACATTTTCCTGTTTACCGAGAACTGGTGTCTCATCTGTCAATTGATAAATTCCATCGACCCAGACAGGACTTTCCTGCAAGTTTGACATATTACTTACCTCGGTATTGATATTGACCGTCATACTTCGCCTGACCGTTATACGTCAGGGGGGAGTGCGGTGGCTGTGGTGATTGATGATTAACTATCTGTAGCTTGCCGAAATAGCTGAAGACCGATTCGATCTGCTGATTAAAGTCGGGAAGAATTATCGAGGTCATATCAATGCCTGAAAGGTCATTCCCGCTGCTAATCATTTCTAATGCTGCAAGAGGGTCAACAGAAACCCGGTAAAGTTCCAGCAGCACAGGTGCCGAACCTTCTGCAAGATTCACCCCCTGAAAACGTAAATAAAACTCCTGCATTTTCGCTGAGAAAAACGGTAGCCACTGGTTAAACAGGTGTTCGTATGCCGCTATAAGGCCCACAGTTTCGGGTGTTACCAGAAACTCGATCGTACCGAACTGGCGGTCAACAACATAATCTGCATCGCGTTCCAGCCCGTTAATACTGACGTTAAAAACCGTGGTATGGGGCAGCGCGATAATATCCCCTTTAACGATCCCATCAGGTAAGGCGAATTGTTCGTTAAATGAAAACGGCTCATCTACCGGTTGGGCTCCCAATAACAGCGCCAGATTTTCAACCGAGAAATCATGCCAGGTTGAACTGACAGAACCGCTGGCACCGGTAATGATTCTCTGATTTTGATAGAGCTGTCCGCCCCGTGATACTTTCGTTATTTGTTGCTCATACGAAAACGATATTTTCAATGTTGAAACATCACCGACCCAACGAAATGCACGCTTATTATCTCTGGGAGCCAGGAACACCTTACCCTGACCATAATAATAGTTTTCCCTCATGGTCCGATACTCCGTTCAGTCAGTTTCAGGGATATTATGCCCTCGTTCAAAACGGGACCGTCTGTCTTGAAAATAGTGATATCCATTTCTGCGAGATAAATACCGGCATCCCATTCGATAGCCGCTGCCGCCCCGGTTGCGGAATCCAGCAGCAGCGCAGAGGCATCACCTTCCAGCGCCAGCACGGTCAGTGGACCGCTGGTTTCCGTCCACTGCGCGATGGCCAGCACAGGATGGGTGCCGAACGACCACGGCGACGTCGGCCAGGTTCCGGCTGGCCATTCAATATCATCGGCAGGAATAGAAAGACCGCTGGCCACCAGGTCGGGGGGATACCAGGCAGAGACTCCGGCGGCATCGGCAATGGCGTGTAGCTCAGGTACCGCTCCGGTTTCGGTATCTTCCGGTGTTGCTGTGGCCCAGTCGTTACCATCAATGATGGTCAGGGACAGGGTGACGGTGATCGGGAATGCCTGGTAACGACCTGCTGGCAGTTCCGTCCGGAAGGTATAAAGCGACATCAGGCCATCGCGTTTGCTCTGCAACGTCAGGGTATGCACAGCAGCATCATCACCGCCGGTAACGTAGGGGATCGGAATGCTGGCGTCACTGCTGGCCATCGACCAGACCTCAATGCCAGTACTCTGAGCAATCAGTTTGATCACATACTCTGTACCGGGTTCAGGGCCGATGCTGTTTTCGGTACAGCCAATCAGGCGGTCAGCCTGCAGCAGGCGGTCACGATGCGAGAACGCCAGGGTAAAGTTATCTGCGCTGGCCACAACATCGGGATATGAGACGCCGTTGATCCGGATTTTCCCGGGCAGATACGGTCTGGCCTGACGCCCGGACATGGTCAGCGTGGCCACCGGGGCGGCAGATTCCGCCAGAGTCTCCGTACTGGTCCGGGTGAGCAAACGTGTCTCCACCGTTTCACCGGAAAGATATTCCAGCCCATCAGAGTCCAGCGCATCCTGATACGCCCAGCAGCGGTCCCCGGCGTAATGCCCTGACGGCAGCGAGTCCATGCAACCACGCCCGACGGTGATGGTACCTGCAGGAATGTCGACAGCGTCAACACGCATGATTTCATCATTAATCATCAGACCATCACCAACGGTCGGGAAGATGGCCATGCCGACATGCAGGACGGTATCGAGTCTCCCGACAGGAGCGGTCAGCGTTCCTGATGGCGTCCAGTCTCCCTGACCACGGTCGGCGAACGAGGCTCCCGCTGCGCGGGTCTGCAGCAGATAGTTGATGCTGAGCGACGTCGGTGCGATGGCCATCACGCCAGGATAGCCGGATTCGGGTTTCAGATAGTTCAGGTCAGCCTCGCTGATGGTCCCGGCCAGCACAGCATAAGGCAGCTCAATAAGCCGCTGGACGGAGACAGGCCGGGCGGATTTATCCGGCGGTGTCCAGCCGCTGTCCTGTTGCCCGGAGCTGTAAGAGGTGGATGGCAGGCCGAAAACATCCTGAACCACAGTCAGCGTCAGCACGCCGGTGTCGCTTTCCTCTATTTTCCCCACGCGCAACACCATATTGTCGATATTTCGGTCCGGCAACTGGACGCGGAAAACATCACCCGGGCGCAAAATACCGCCTCGCCGGTCGAACTGGATGACCAGACGGGTCAGTTCTGACTGCGCGGTTTCCAGATCTCTCTGGGCTACACGGGCGGCGAGTGAATGCGTGGGGATCGCTTTGTACTCAACAGAACTGCTGTTCAGGCCGTTAATCTGAATCGCGCCGAGGTTCTGCGCCCGGACTTCCCCGTCAGTATTCGTCACCGGATCGTGCCAGGTCACAACAATCTCATTGGAGCTGGCGGTGGTACTGGTGCTGTCATCATCCTGAACGGCGATAATCCCGTTGTCGTAGGTGAAAATCGGCAGATCATCAATGTTGTAATCGCCGCGCAACAGTTTCAGGGTCAGCCTGCCGGTTTCGAGGTCCGCATATTGCACAGCGCCAACATGATCGAGGATCTGCTGCAGAAACGTATCCAGTCCATCCTGGCGGTTGTAGCGAAAGCATAATCCGAATCCCTCGTTATACAGTGCGTCAGCAGCGGCGCGATAACTGTCCAGATTCAGATCATCGGTGAGCGTCAGCTGACGTCCCCAGTCACGATTGGTGGCGCATTCCACCAGAATGTGGGCAGGGTTCATTGCATGAATGGCCCGAAGGTTGGCGACCTGTTGCGGCAGGAGTTCGGCCTCATCATCAATCTGGCCGTCGGCGTTCTCCAGCATGATGACGGCTTTTTCCGGATACCAGACATCACCATCCCATCCACGCGTGGTACGCCGAACGCGGTAAACCCACGGCTTCGGGCTTGCGCTGTAGCAACTGATGAGGCCACTAAAGAAGGTAGTGACCAGCCCCCGGAATCCGGGTACCAGCCCGGTAAGCAGGCGCAGTAAGGATGGTGGTGGTAACTGGTCTGGTTCCCCCATCATTACGTCGAGTGTTCCCTGAATGCCGCCTTCACCGCCGGTATCATCGCCACCAAACAGTTTTGGCTTATCAATATAGACAGAGGTGTTGGCTGATACCTGTCCAGGAGTACCCACGAAGACAGTCTTTTTATCCGCCGTGATTGCCACTATTTCATTAACCGGTCCACGCCCGATCCCTGCGTGCAGATCCCAGTAATAGCGGTAGCCAACGGTGACTTTTTTTGAACCTTTACCGCCCATTTATACTCCCGCGTCTTTCTGAGTCTGTTGCGCCAGTTCGACAATCTGAATCGCCAGCGCGTCGCCGGTTCCGGCAAGCAGGTCTGAATCAATTCCGCCGTCACGGATGAAAGCCTGCAAGTCGAGGCTGTAACGGGCAAAAAAGGTCCGCAGTCCCCATGCGCAACCGCCACCGGCGCGAATATGTTCCATAGTGATCCACATAGTGCCCCCGTTATTTTTTGATGGCTTGATAGCGATAATTGCCGTAGCCCAGCACGAACCAGTCAGCCGTCCAGCAGTCACCAAAAAAGATACACTGGGGAGTACCTTCGTCAGGCATGGGCATATTCCAGTCGTTTTCTGTAGCGGCCTCAGGGGTATTGTTCTTGGGTTTCGGGGTCAAAGCCCGGTTAATGACATACGACGCAATAATCGTGGCAACCCATTTAGCGACAGCCCACCACATGGTTTTTCTCCTTAAAAAAGTTTGATAACGGTATACGGTGACTTCCCCGGAATATGGGGCTGGCCACCATAGTTGAGATGGTTGGAAAACTTATCGTTACAGGTAGCAATCGTGCGATCGCAACCTGGATACAGCGTGACGGATTGCCCGACCTGCAGACCGGTTGTCCCGCCAAAAAGATGCAGAGTGTTTCCGTTCTGTGCCCTCAGACCGCGCAGCTCGTTATAGCCATTGCGGTCGAACTCAATGTAACCGCCGGAGAACCAGTCACTGGCCAGCCCGGCGGGCAGATTTGCGGTAATAGAGGAGCCATCGAGGGCGGTGACCACTACGCCACCGACCGCGAACTGGAGGGGATCAACTCGGCAGTTATGGTCGTACAACGCATACGGGCACTGACGCCCCCATGTGAGCCTGAGACCCATTCGGGAAAACGTACTGGCCAGACTGATAGTGACCAGTTTGCAGAGTTCGATTTGCTCTCGTTTTACGTCGGTGATCTCCCCGACCCAGACCACTCGAAACTCTCCTGATGTATCGTTCGCGTGCCAGCGCATTACCCGAACCCTGACAGAGCGAGACGGCGGGGTTCCACGAAACAGAAGTGCCACCGGGTTAGACGCCGGAACGGTAATATCCATACCATCGCTGCTCCCGGAACTGAGGCCGCTGTTGCTTATGGCCTGTGCCTCCCAGTTATGACCGGCAAAGTCGATATTTTTATCTGCGTTGGTATAGCGCCAGAACAGGCTGTCACCTATCTGAAACTGATACAGCGTCAGTGGCTGACCATCGGCTACGGAATATTCGAAATCACTCCAGCTCATCACGTACTCCGGTAAAAGTGGTAGCGGCCCGGGCCACGCCATCGGCGTCGGTCACATGCTCCCAGGACACGCTGTCAGAGTCCTGGCGGGCAAGGGTCATCAGAGAAATGGCAACGATCTGGTTCTGGCCTGCAGTGATGGTGTCGCCATCGAGCACGAGGCGTTCCGAATCGTTAACCAGACTCGCAGCGGTAATTCGGCGGTAATGACGGGAACCATCAGCCAGCAGAATACAGATATCGCGGCGACCCGGGCGGATACCCAGTTCGGTAAACCCCGCCTCGCTCACGGTCAGAACGTTGCCGTTGATAGTGCCGGTCGGGGAAAAATCCATCGTCTGGCCAGGCACCCATATCGGGCGCTGACGGCCACGGAGATACCACAGAAGCTGGCGCAGGGAGGTCTGCGCCGGACGGTTAGCGGTGAACCAGCTGTGCGTCTGCCGCCAGAACGGGCGACCGGCGGTGTCCAGCCGAAACGGAATACTGCAGCCGTTATCCAGCTCACGGATCAGGGGCTGGTAACTGCCGTTGACCGATTCGCCCCAGTCTGTTTCGGCCTCGAGCACCGGATGGCCACGGTACTGTGTCAGCACAGGGGTATCGCTGAAGGCATTGTGCTCTGCGATGCGGAAGCGCACCTGCGCTGTCGTCGCGGTATCGGTCAGGCGGGACAATGACGGAGGCTCTGTCAGCACCGCCGGACGCACCGGATACACCAGCGACCCCGCAGGCCAGCTGTCGGTCAGTGGGGATACCAGCTGCAGGGCATCTCCGGTAATCGCGGCAACGGTGACCATCCGGCTGGTTGCGTCAGGCGATTCGTCGGTTTTCAGCAACACCGTTCCGCCGACGGAAAAGTCACGCCCTGCGGTCGGAACGGAGAGCACGTCCGTGCCGCTGGATACCGCTGCCGGCAGCGCATAAACATCCGGATACACCGGCATGGCCCATGTGCCGGCACAACCCTGCCACAACATATTCTCAAAACGCTGACGGCCTGTGTCATGCACCAGCATCGTGAACTCGAAAGTCCGGCGCGGCGAGAGGCGACGGGAAATCCGCTGCTCTGCGCCGGTTGGCGACTGCAGCACATCAGTTTTCCACTCCAGCGTCTCTGTCATGCCACGAGACCAGTCAGGATCAGCCAGCCAGGGAAATAATGTTGTCATTTATTGATCCCCAGCCATTGTTTCAGGGTCGGGACCTGCGCCTTGAGCGACGTCGTAAACTGACGCTGGCCAGCTAATGTCTGTGCTCCGGCGGTGTAGGCATCACCGGCATCGAAAACCAGTTGCTGTTGCAGGCTAATCGGCGGTCCACCCGTTGCCGCAGGGGTGGCCATCGCAGTTTCGGGCACCGTGGCGGGAACCGGCATATTCTGCGCCGGGATGCCTGCCAGTCCGCCGGTGGCATGACGAACGCGAGGCAACCAGCCCTCTAGCGCTGCCATCCCATGCCGGTTGAAGGCATGGAGAAAACCCAGCGCACCGGGCTGTGTAACAACAGCGGCGCGGGTCACAAACTCCTGGTCAGAAAGCATCGCCGGAATAGAGTCAGAGGTGGTACTCCCCGGGCCACGAACCTGACCACCATCGGCAGCAAAAAGACTGCCAATCAGGCCACCGGCACCGCCACTGCTGCCAATCAGGCTGGAAGTGGCCATCTGTGCCAGTTGCTGCGCTGCCATCTGAGCCATACTGTTGATAATGGTGAGCGCAAGATTTTTCACCGCATCGCGAAGGTTCATGGTGCCTTTGGCCAGCCCCATCAGGGAGCTCTCGATACCATTCTGCAGCCCGTCGCGGAATGCCTGGGTCAGCTCATTCCCCGCCTGATTCAGCTTGCCGAGCTCTGCTTCAAGCTGGCGGATCATCTCGCGGATTTTGTCACCCGCTTCACCCGGGGCGGTGGCCAGCTCCTTCAGTTGCGGGAGGTAACCTTTGATTTTGTCGCCGACTTCCTGGTGGAGATCGACCAGGCGTTGCCGCCCCTGAATTTCGTTGAGCAGACCGCCCTGGACCTGCGCCTGAATGCTGGTTTCCTGCTGGGACTGATAGCTGAACAGGTCGTCCAGCTGTTTTTTGAGGTCATCGACGCGGATTTTAGTTTCAGCGACCGGCAGCAGCTTGTCGAGCCAGTTCAGCCCTTCAGTGTTACCGCTGGCTTCAAACTCACGACGCAGATCGGAGACACGGTTGTTCAGCTCCAGCATCGATGCGCCAGCGGTGTCGCCGGTGTCACGCAGATACTCCATCTGCAGCTGCAGGTTCTGCCCCTTAAACTCCTGGGCGGTGATGGCTGCATTCGCCGCTTCGGCCTGGCGGCGCTGCTCGGCGGTCAGGTTACGGGTCGCAATCTCCTGGGCACGGGTAGCCGCTGCGCCTTCAACACGCTTGTCGGCCTGCTTCTGGAGCTGCTCAACAAAGCGCTGGTTTTCTTCCGCTTCCTGCTTTGTCGCCCGGGCACCTTCCTGTGAGGCTTTGCGGGCCGCTTCAGCGGCATCAATCTGTTTTGCTGTTGCCCTGGCTTTATCCTGCTCGGCTTGACTGGCCTCGGAAAGAGCACCGTTGCGGATATCAGCTTCCACGCGGTCCAGCTCGGTGATGGCTTTTTTCTGATTCAGCGTCTGCTGCAGCTGTTTATTGTACTGCTCTGCACCCTGAGCAGATTTATCCAGCGCCTTAACATCGGTATCCCATGAACCGCCTGAAAAGTTTTTACCATCAGCGGAGGTGACGCCCCGGGACTGGAGTTCATCCCGTCCGGTCGCACTTTGCCACATGGTCTCGTAGTTTTTTCGGAGGTCTTCAATTGCATCCTGTTCCTTCGCAATATCAGAACGGTTATTTTTCCAGGTATTCCGGAGTTTATCGGCAGCTGCAATGGTGTCGGCGTCAGTTTGCTTGCGTTTTGCTTCTACCTGCGCTGTTTTAAGCAGTTCATCTCTCTGCTGTTTCAGTAACTCCAGTCGTCCTTTCTCTGCTGACGTAACTGGTATAAACACCGAACCAGCCATAGTGCCGCCATCAGATATGGTTTTTTCCAGGCGAGAGATCTGATCGTCAAGACTGTTAATACCCAGCGCAGCGGCTACACCACCTTTGAAGCTTTCCCACGTATCGCTGGCCGCATCCTTAACATTGCCCCAGGCCTTAGCCACCCAGTTAAGTTGTTGCTCCATTTCTTTAAGCCGTTCTTCTGTGGCTTTTTTCAGTGCCTGAGACGCTACCTCGATGGCTTCCTCTTTCCGTCCCTGATCTTCAAGGTTCTGGATGCGCTGATAGGTTTCGAGATCAAGGTAATGATATTGCTGATTAGTGCTGGCCGCCCATGAGGCCACACCATCTGTCATTTTGGTGAACTGAGACACGACCTGATCGGCTGACTGCCCGCTCAGTTCGGTCATCATACTGGCCGCCTGTGCAACCGAGTTCAGCGTTTCACCGGTAAACTTACCGCTGCTGACCAGCCCGTTCAGAATGTTGCGAACATCGCCGTAATTGCTTTTCATCCCCCCGATACTGACGGCCATATCTTCAAGCTGACCGGCTGTCGTACCAGCGAAGTTGCCACTTTTCGCGATGGATTCGTTAAATTTATCCTGATCGTCAGAAGCACTGTAGGCGGCATACCCGACCGCCGCGATGGCCGCCACCACACCAACCAGCCCCACGCGGGCAAGCGTAATGCCGCTAAATAGCGACCGAAACTGCTCAGCACCTTCCGCTGCATCGCCTGCGGTGTCAGTCAGAGAGTCACCGGCATCATCGGAAGACGACGACACATCACGAAACTTGCCAGCGATGATCTCAAAGATATTTCCCAGACCGCCGAAGGAGTCGGCAATTTGCCCACCCTGCTGGATAGCGACCATCCAAAGCGGCATACCCGATGCCAGGGAGGTCACCACGTCTGTCATCTGCATCGGCAAATATTTCATCGCCTGCGCATACTGGCCCGCACTAATGGAGCCGTACTTCATCGCACTGCTTTGTTCCGATAGTTTCTGGATGAGCGGAGCGGCTTCGTCAGAGATACCCAGTTGTGCGGCTTTGTATTCCAGCAGCTCACGGGTGCTGAGGTTCATAGTTTCGGTCTGCTCGCGCAGCCGGTTGATAAACTGTTCCTTATTCGCCGCCTGCTGGGCTTCTGCCTGAGCTGCCTCGCGAGCTGCGGCAGCTTCCTGGCGTCCGGCTTCAGTCGAGGCATGAGCCGCTTTCTCGACCTGAAGGCGCATTTCATTCAGGCGAGTGGAGTACTGCTCAAAGTCATCATCGCCAACCAGACCCGCGCCACGAAATGCATTCAGCTGCTCTTCCATATCATCTAGTCGGCCATAGGCGGCGACGACCGGATCGATGCGGTTAACCAGCGCGGTGAGCGCAGTACGCTGGGCATCGATATCTGCCGTGGTACCGTCCATACCGTTCTGGAGAGAGCCCATTTCTGCCCGGGTGCGGGCTATCGCAGCCTGATATCCGGCATACTCCGTCGCGGCCTGCTGGATGGCGTCGCCGGTCTGAGACGTCGCGGAGGCTGCTGTCTGTTCGGCCTGTGCCTGACTACGTGCAGCATCGGCCACCTGATTCTGAGCCTGGGCGGCGCTGTCGAGTTTCTGTGAACTGCCTGTGGCCGCAGTGCCAACGTCTTCCACATCCCCGGCCAGGTCCTGCAGCGCACGGCTGGCATCCGCAAGGTCGGCGCGGATTTTCAGCATTAAATTGAGGGTGGAGTTATCGGCCATGACGCACCTGTATATAAAGGAAGAAAAAGCCCCGATCAGGATTTCAGGGCATTCACCCGCTGAGTGGCGTAGTTACCACCGGCATAAGCAGCATTGACGTCAATAACGCGGTCAATGCACGCCTGCCGGTGTTGCCGTAGCGCTTCGCTGTAATACAGCGTCAGCTGGCGGAGGGTGTAGGTTCCGAGCCTGCCCGGGTCGTGTCCGGCCCGGATGAGGGTTGCGAAGATGCTGCCGAAGCCGACAATCTCGCCCGTGTTGCCCTGATGCTTCCCAGCCGGACGACAGCGTTCATAAAAAAACGACGGTTCTGGGTCCACCACCAGTCAATCAGACTCTGCCCCTCACCAGCGGGCAGCAGCGCTACCCACTGAACGGGCTGATCCACAGCGCAGGCGATAAGTTCAGGAATATCGTCAGCGTGCTTTCGCAGAACAGCTTCAATCTCTTCAATCGGTGGCCACGGAGCCTGCATGACCGCTTCCAGGCTGCGGGTCAGCGCATCCAGTTTGTCACCCAGTTGCAGCATATCCACCAGGGTGTATTCGCGCATGACCATCCCCCGACCCGCAATGGTGATATTGCGGGTGGAGAGCAGCACGCTCAGGTCGTCTTCGGTATCGGCGGGTTTCGGCTTGCTCATGCGACAGGCTCCGCAACATCGATGACGCGGCCAAAGCGCCCGATTTCCGGGTCGTCAGGTCGGGCGTTGTCATACAGCATCGTGGAAGTGGTCTCCAGCCCGGCCAGCGAGGTATCACCTTGAATGAGCGCCAGCGCCGCAGCAGGAGAAAAGCTGATTTTATACAGCTCCAGAATCTTCGCCGCGCCACCCTCTGCCAGGTTGATACCCTCGAAGCGCAGATAGAAATCCCCCGGCTGCTGGGTGAACAACGTGGTATTGACGGAGCCTGCAAACTCATAATTCACGGACGGTGCGGTCGCCTGTGGGGTGAGATAGGTGATGGCACCGTAGGTGTAATCGACCTCATAATCCGTCCCTTCCACCAGAGTGCCAATCACCACGTCGCTGACGCGCTGATGGTTCAGAATATGGCGCTCACCGGCTGTGATACCCGCCGGATGCAGCTCGGCGGTGACGGTGCCTGCCGGGATAACCACCTGCTCACCGTACATCACGACAGCAAGGTTCTCAGACGACAGCTCATGCCACGTTGAGGTCAGCGTGCCGTCCTTGTTGGTGATAAAGCTGCGAACTGTGCCACGCTGCCCGGAGTAGGACTCTTTGTGACTGAGACGTTCAACCGTCAGGGCCAGCGACAGGGCTGACACATCGCCAACCCAGCGAAAAGCGCCGGGTTTCCCATTGGCCTGACGTCGGGCCAGGTACACTTTCCCCTGGCCGTAGTAGTAGGTTTCAAGCTGCGCCATTGTCATCCAGCTCCTGTTGTTTGTTCTTGCCACGGTTGCCCTGGGTGTCGTTAACGACCGGCGCAACCTCGATAATTTCATGCTCCCGGAGCCATACCGCTTCGGCTTCGGTCACGGTGATGGTTTCACCTGCTGCAACACGCTTACCCTGATGGGTATGCGGCTGTTTCAGTTTTACTTCTGGCATCGTGTGCCTCCGATGACATGATTGACTTGGAAGGTATCCATCCAGAGCAGTGTGCTGCCGTCATAGTCCAGAATGTCTCCCTTGAGCCACTGGATACCGGTTGTCACGAGTTTCCCCGGCATCCAGCCAATCAACTGGTCGCGTATCTGGCCAACGATCGGGCTGATTTCATGGGTCAGACCGTCTGCGCCCTGACCGTAGTTGCGAACGGCGACGGCGACGCCGAAGACCGCCTCGGCAACCTGAGCCCGGCTCCCGCTCCCCGGAATACCGCGCTCAGGCCCCATCAGCACATAAGCTCCGGGGACCGCAAAACCTGACAGTTCCTGCACCTTGCTGTACTCAACGATGGTGCCGAGAAAGCTCAGCGGTAACGGCGTCAGTGGTCGCAGACGCTCGACGATCAGGCTGATGGAAAACGGTTCGCTGCTCATTTCCCGAAGTCCCTCAGTGAGTCCATGCTGAAGGTGCGCCCCGGACCATCGACCATCGGCGGACCGCCAGCGGGTTTCTGCGTGTCGGTCGCGCCGAGGCTGAATTTGCCGTTGGCCAGTTGCTCCATCAGCTTCATCGCATCGCGGTAATCACGGACAATCGGGTCTGTTCGTTCATCAGAAATGCGATGCTGATGCAGCTTGTAGCGGACGACAGAACGGGCCCAGCTGCTCAGAATCGGGTGGACCTTCACCAAAGGCAGCGTATAACCGCGCTGGCGGAGATAACCGTCAATCAGGTTCTGCGCTTCCTCCACAGCACTGCCAATGCGCTCCACCACCTCAAGGGCGACCGCCACTTCTGCGGGTGGCCATGACGTGGTCTCTTCCCCACGCAACACCGCATCCAGCAGCTCCGGTCGGGCCGAAGGCTTACCCGGAAGCTGGGTCACCTGCGACAGTTCAATCGCACCCGGGCGGTCAGCCAGTTCAGCAAGGGAGATATACCAGGTCACGGCCATTACACGCCTCCGCTTAGGCCGACACGGCATTCTGGAAGAAGTAGCCGCAGTCGCCAGCCACAATCAGTTCGCGCACGGACTCGCCAACACGGACGCGCTGGCCACCCCGCATCCCCATATCCGGGTCAGGAATGGAGCCGGAAACGCGGGAACCAAACTGTGCGGTAAAGCCGAAGGTGACGCCACCCTGGCTATCGGCCAGCAGATTGCGGTAGATAAACGCCGCATGATTGGCCCAGGCGCGAACCAGCACCGGCTTCTGACCCGGGCGGGCAATATTGACAAATGCCGAACCCACGACGATCTCGTCGAGCTCCAGCAAGCCACGGAGGAAGTCCAGTGGCACCAGACCGTCTTCACCCAGTGTGCCGTTCCAGGCTTTCACGACAGACGGGTTCTGGCGCAGGGCCGTTGCGGTTGAACGCCCCAGCACTGCCACGTTCGGGCGCATGATCATCTTGTCGAGCGCAGCGACAATTTTCTTAATCGGTTTGCTCGCGTCGTTGTCCCACTGGTCGGCTGCGACCAGGTTCTCTTTGTTGCCCGCCGGATAATTTGCCGGATTAAACACCTCTTTACTGGTGCGGACTTCGCGGTCAAGCAGAATGATGTCAGACACGCGCTCGGTCGCACGGCCCAGCGGATCGTAATTGGCCGGAGCATTATCGATATCGGACTGAGGAACCGGTGCATCAAGGGCGTAGTCGTTGGTCGAGGAGGTCTCTTCGTCCGCATCAAACTCAATCTGATTGGGCTGTGACGTCCGTCCAACGGTGGTGGTCGGCACGGTGAAGCCTTGGCCGAGATCGAACTTCCACCATTTGAATTCGGCTTTCCCGACCGGCACGCGAGGTAACACGCTGTCGGCAATCAGGGATAGGTTACGATACCCGATGGCAATCGCCGTCAGGTGGGGGTCAATGGGAAACGGTGCTTTGGCCATACTCTTGAACTCCTGAAAAGGGCCGGATAAACCGGCCATAAACGTTAAATAGCCGGTTACTGATCAGCTAACTGCAGTACGCCGCTTTGCTCTGATTCGGAATAAACAATCAGGCCGGTATATTCGGGAACCACCGAACCATCGTCAGCTTCAAAAGCCGGGATGGTACTTTCGGTGATGATGTAAGCGGGTTGACCTTCTCCCTCAGCAAAGGAGGCAAGACTCCGTATCTGGTCGAGGGTCAGTACAATGCGCGACATAGTGTTCTCCTGATGCTGCTGCCGGTTTCGCTGTCAACCGCCACTGGCGGCCGGAAGTTTGCCCGGTGCAATCCAGACAGAACCGATATCGTCTTCAGCGCCGTCATATTCGGCAAAGCCGAGATAGAACTGGCCTGCGGTGGCCGGAACAGCACGCCCCTCGGCATCAGCGGTCAGCGGGTCACCGGCGACAATGTCATCGCCATAAATAACCGGCGTCAGCTGGCTGCGGACCACGTCAGCAGGTTCCCCGATGCTGGCAGCAACAATGGTGGTGACGCCGATAATCAGCTTGCTGCCATCGACGGCCAGGGTGATTTCATCCGGCACCGTACCGTGCGTGACCATACGACGCGCGGCCAGTGCCACTTCTGCTTTATGGCAGGTGATCAGACCCGGAATATTCATTTCTGGGCTCCTTTCTTCACGTGGTTAACGGCATCCGTCATGGAGATGGTGCGACCCTTTTCAGCCTGCTCTGCCTGATAGTTCTGGGCGGCAGTGGCCAGTGCCGAAGCATCAGCAAAATCGACCGGGTCATCAATTGCGCCGGTTTTCTCGCTGAAATCAATGGCACGCGGTTTGGTGCTGAGAATTTCGCGCAGCAGCTCCTCCGGCGTTTTGCTGACGGTCGTATCGCCTTCAGAAAACGACAGTGGCTCCTGAGACAGGTTGACCAGCACCTCAACGATGGAGCTCTTATGGCGGGGAAGCACATTGCCTGCTTTCACCAGACCATCTGCAAAACCCACAATGGCGGTGCGTCGCTCCAGTGCCTTTTGCTGAAGCGCGTTTTCTTCAGCCACGCGTAGTTTGTTTTCACGCTCATCCAGCGCGGCCTGACGCCGGGCGATCTCCTCCGCCGTAACGGTGGTCGTTTGGTTCGGGTCCACATTATTCTCCTCGGCATATGCCAGTGGTGAGATAGATGACTTACGGTCCTCAGTGGCGGAGTCCAGAATTGACTGGATACGCCACTGAGGAATGATGGAATCAGCCTGCTCGATGTCCTTTTCCTGGATAACCCAGTCACGAAGCGACTGAAACAGGCTGGCCAGGTTGTCGGCTTCCCACGGTAGGGCAAATTCCAGCGGGCCGTTATCACCACTGGCCTCTGCAAACTGCGCATCAGGGAGCCCTTTGACGCCAGGAGGGACGGCCCCCAGAAAACCCACGTGGCGGGCATAGTAATGACCGGGTTTCGGGTTGCCGGGGCTGTCAGGCTGATAAATGGAAAGGGAGCGTTTTTTGTAGCTGCCCGCGTTGAAGGCTTCTGCAAAGGCCGGATTGACCTGACGCGGCGCGGCATAGACGATGCCGTCACGGAATTCGAGTCGTTCGGCCCAGCCATACGCTGGTGCGGTCAGGCTCGGATGTCCGATGACAAAAGGGGCTTCCGATACTGAAGGGTCATAGCTGTTGGCCAGATCGATGCAGTTTTCCGGCGTGAAGGTGATGGTCCGGCCATCCATCGCGGTGTGAGTACCGGGGGCCAAAACCGCAAGTGTCGCTTTAGCAGTGCTCGTCGTCATGGCTGTTGTCGTTTCGGTTGTCAGGGGTTATGACGACATCATGACGAACCGCGCTCAGGGGGTAATCTGCCCACGGGCAGATAATAACGAGGCGGAAGGTAAAACTAAGGGCGGGCGCGGGGGAGGAACAGGGCCGGGAACCGTATTAAAACGTATTATAATACGGGTCGCCAGCGTGGATTGCGTCATCGTAGCCAGGCGAGCATCAGAACGCGTTACAGGGCGTCTGACGAGGACATCAGTTAAACGCCCCCTGCAGGTAGTTTTTCGCCATATCGATAAGAGTTATCCCTTCTGCTTTCGATACTCCCAGCCACGGACGCGCTGGTATGGAGATTTTATACGCCGGAATGGTGTGCCACTGTGCAAAATTCGACTTGTTCTTACGAACAAACTTATTGTCGATCTCGCCGTCTTTTTTCTGGCGATAGTACGCCTGCTGGCTACGTGCGGCGATTTCGATGGTCCCGCCGAACTGGTGGATTGCACCATAGACCCGGTCAGTACCGAACAGCAACTCATCAGCATTGACCTGCCAGCGCAGGGTGTTGCGCAGATAGCCATCGCGGGTCAGGATCTGATCCCTGTTTTTTCGCTTACGATGCTTGTATCGCCAGGACAGCTCTTTCCACTTCACCCCGTCAGGTGATGTTTGCTCCCTGAACCGTTGCTGGTGAAATTCAAGCAGACGCTCCCCCATTGAACGGAGCAGCGGTTCCGGGCGCATCATTTCCGCCCGGGCATCCCACAGTTTGCTCAGCGCATCCTGAGCATTAAACGTCAGCGTCACACCCGACATCGTCAGTCCTCCCGCGACCACAGCTGGATACCCTGGCGCAGCGACTGCAGCAGCGTATCGTCAGCTGAAATGTTACCAGCCCAGCCATCACGGCCTGTGGCGAACACGACTGACAGTGGGTCCGCTTCACTTTCCTGCTGCAGACGGGCCAGGTAATAGCGTCTGACCAGCGACTGCTGTTCTTCTGGCAACCAGACAATCTGTGCCCAGATTTCGTCGGGGTTGCGGATGGTCTCTGCCAGTTGCAGTGCCTGTGCCAGCGTCAGGGGGATCTGACCTTGGCCCTCCGGCGACATGAACATGTCACGGCCAATAGCCAGGCGCTGGCCTGTCGGGTCCCGGAATGCCGCGTCCTGATCGCCGGTCGCGCCGAACAGCTGCAGGAACGCATCCACCGGGCCGGTCTCGCCTTCAGGCACCGGAGCCGGGCGCGGCGCGGGCAGTGGTGCAGGTGTGGTCGGGGCTTCGGCTACCGGCGTGAACGGACCGTCTCCGACCGGACTGCTATCACGGGGCGGTGGCACCTCGCTGAAATACCGGCTGCGGCCCGGGGTATGCTCAAACCCCGGGTCGATCCCTTCGGGCACAATAACGGTCCTTGGGCCACCCGGGCTGCGCTGGCCAATAACACGGGCAATGAATTTAATCGGTGGCGCAGTATCCGGACCGTCTTTGCCCATCCGCTTCAAATCGTCTTCTGTACGGGCTATCACGCTGCACTGACAACCCCAGGCATTGATCGGGAAGTGGTAAATCCACCACGGGTCGTCTGCCCGCAGCACCATGCCGTTCCAGCCCAGATGCTCCTGGCGCGGATGCTCAACCACATCGCTGTGGACGTATTCCCAGTACGGATGCGTATCGCGCATATCCATGAGCTGCTGATAGCGCCCGGCCATGTAAGAACTGCGCAGGTTGGTCTCGTAGATGACACGCGATCGCCACTCAAATCCGCCGTTATAGCTCCAGCCGTAGCGGGCCACGATGGCTGCGAAGTCCTTGCGGAAGGTTTCCAGCGTACCACCGTCAAGACTTTTCTCGACTGCGGTACGCAGGTCTGCCAGCAGTGCATCACGGTTTGCACCGGCCACCATGAACTCACTGTCATGCGCGGAGCCATAGACATCTGTCCAGGAGTCGGTCTTCGTGTTGAACTTACGACGGAAGAATTCGATCTGCTCGCTGAAAGGCAGTGAGCCATAGCTGACATTACCGGCCATTCATTTCCTCCAGCAGATCGTTGCGTCCCGCCAGCGCGGCAGCAGACATCGCATCGCCCAGAATACGGGCATAGTCATCAAGCGACATATCGGGGATCAGCGCAGTCAGTCCGTCACGCAGCTCGTCGGCGGTCTCAGCAGAGTCAACCAGCGATTTTATCTGATTAATCCACCCATCCATGACCGGGCGCAGTTCAGTATTGAGGCGACCGGCCATCAGCGTGGCGGTATCATTATGGTCCGGGTCATGCTCTGCAAATGATGACGGTGCGGGGGCTCGGGGTGCAGATGATACCGGCTCAGGCTTCGGCTCCCACTCGCCGCCGTAGGTCTCCTTAACGGTGGCCAGCGTCGGACGATAGCCGGTGGTCTCACTGATGGTTTTGTCGCGCTCTGCCCGGTCTTTCAGGTCTTCCGCCTCTTCAAAGACGCGGGACACCACCGGCACTGCGGCATCGGGGAAGTTAAACTCGGTAAACCATTTCCCCGGGCCGCGGTTCCACGATTCGCAGATCACGTCGGCATCGGCCTTAACGATGGAGTCCAGCACCTTGTCCTGCAGAGACTCGTTACCGCCGATGCCTTTTGCCGCACCGCCGGAGCTGGAGATCTGACCGACCGTCACGCGCCGGATGGCCTCATTCATCGCGTTATACATCGCCTGGTAGTCAGCAGCACCTGAGCGGGCTACCGACATCAGTTCGACGCTCATGCCCTCGGGCATAATGACGCCGCTGTCGGTCGATATGGCCCGGGTCAGTGCGAGCAGGTTACGTTTCTGCTCCTGCGTGGCCCCCTCTGGATGTTTCCCGGCAACAGTCGGCATCCCGAACTTGTCCAGGAAGATCAGCCAGAACTTGATATCGTTACGCTTGAAGAACGTCGGCCAGTACAGCCAGTGTGCCAGTCCCAGACCATAGGGCTCATCATCGTGATCTGCGCCGGTGGAAAATGACCAGAAATATGGCCCCTCGCAGGGCTCTCCGGCCATCATGTTCTGCGGTGTCAGCAGGCGCAGCTCGCCTTTCGGACTGAAGCGGAAACGGCGACGGTCGCGGACTTTAATATCATCAATCCACAATAAATTATCCCGGACACCATAAATCAGCTCGGACACCGCATAGCCGTAAAACACGCCGTAGTGCATCAGGCGGGTGATGCGATCGAAGCCCAGCGACTCAATCTGCTGGCGCATGGCATCGGCCGCCTCGATATCAACCGGGCGTTCGCCACCGGCCTCGACCTTAATTTCGCGGGATATCAACGCATCCTGTCGCTGGCTGAAGGCCGACTTGACCTCATCGTCGCTGAGTACCTCGCGGTAAATCTTCAGGTCAGGCGCACCGCGATGCTGCAGAACGCTGTCATCGGATAATGCCAGCGCACCAATCCACGGGCGGGTGATATCGCGCCCGTCCCCCGTGGTGGCAAACTCACGCCCCAGCTCCGGACGTGGCGTGGATGGCTGTGATGACACGCGTCGGTTTTGTTTTTTGCGACTCACAGGAATCCTCCAAAGTCATTAATGCCACGCACGGTACCGAACCCGGTATCGGTGAGCTCTCCTGCGTGGTTGCTGTCGCCAAAACCGGACAGCACGCGGAAAATATCGCGCTCGCCGGTCGACTCAAACGCTATTTCAGTGGCCAGGTTGAGGGCAGCATAGTTGGCCAGACAACCGGCAATCGCCGTATCGCCGTGGCGCACCAGTTCCGGGTCTTTCAGGTCTTTTTTCTCCAGGCTGGCTACCATCGGAACACCATCGATGTTTTCCACTGTCCGCAGATCCTGCGCCGTGTTCTCATCGCGCGGCAGAATAATCATGCTGTCTTCAAACAGACCTGTGAATTTAGGCATCCAGAAACCGTACCACTTACGGTTCAGGGTGATTTCGGCAATACGCGGGCGACCATAGCGGTCGGCGGTATACTCCGCCAGCACCATACCCGGTCCGGTGGCATCCATCGCACCACCGGACTGGCGGGGCAAATGCTCGATGATCCAGAACAGAATCTGCTGCTGCAGTGCCGAAGGGACGTTGTTCAGTTCCAGCAGGAACGGGACGTCGCGACACAGGTTCTGCATGATGGCCATCGGTACGATGGAGGAGAAATGCCGGTGGCGGGCGAAGTCCATACCAAACACGTGGCGCAGATCCGGATTCAGGGTTTCCACCATCACCGGGCGCAGTTCCTTATCAATCCAGTCATTCCCCCATGCGGCACGCTCCGCCTCCGTCATATGGATGAAATCATCATCCAGGGCAAGGCGTATCACAGGCCGCTCTTCCGGCATGGCCCGCTCGATCCAGACCCCGGGAATACAGATACCGTTACCGTCGCGTGGGATAGCGTCCAGCTCCTCGCGCATCGCCGCTTTGCGGGGGCCATAGGCGTTACGGATGCGGTTGTACCAGGTCTTTTTACTCTCGACGGTTGCCGCTTCGCCCTTCATCGCGCAGACCCGCTCAAACAGGCCGTTAGCGACAGCATCATCAAAGGTGACGGTAAATACAGCAGCATCATCGCCATAGCGACCTGCTTCAATGTCGTTACAGAACTGGCAGAACGGGTTGTTCTTACCGTTATGGGAACTGATGATGACGATCCGGCCACCCCAGATAAGCAGTGCCGTTGCCGCATCCAGCACCCCCTGAACATCCTGATGGAATGCCGCTTCGTCGATAACCACCACGCCCTGCAGACCACGAATGTTGGCCGGGCGGGACGAGAGTGCAGCGACCTGAAAACCGCTGGCAAACCGCACGCGGTAGGCCGCAATCATCCGGGTGTTACCCTGTTCGTCCTGGTCCTCAAAAAGAAACTCTTCAATCGCGGAGACGTCCTGCGCCTGCTGGGCCGCGATGACGCGGGCAAATTTGGCCACGTAGCCGATGAATTCCAGACCTTTCTCTTTGGTATCACCGATGTAATAGACGTTGTCGCCGCCAGCGATTTTTTGCGCACCGGCTATCAGGGTGGAATTGAGCCCCCAGGCAAAGGTGATGCCGGTACGACGCCCCTTCGGGATAGCGAGGATGGACACGTCATATTTGAGGCACTCAACCTGGTGGGACATCAAGACGCCGTCGGCAAACGGGTTGAAGTTGAGCGGAATTTCCCGGGCACGCGCCGGGAGCTCGTCCCATTCGACGGTACGGATGGTGGACGCTAATGGCTTCATCACTTGATCCCCAGCACACGTTCGCGCCAGAACTGCACCTGGTCTTCGCTGAGCCCCTGTGCCCGGGCGGTCTCTTTCAGGTTCTCTTCCTGCTCAAGTAGCAGGCGCTCTCGGGCGGTTCGTTCAATTTCTCGGCGTTCGTCGAGGCTGGCTTTGCGGGACTGGAGGACATCTTTGGCAGCGCGGGCGAGATGGCGCACCGTATCAATGTCCGGATTGTCAGCCTGCTGGGCGGTAAATGCCGCATGGGTGGTCAGCGTGGTGACAGCCTGAACCATGAGTGCTCCGGCACGTTCGTCCGGATTTTCACCGAGCTCACTGACCAGCAGGCGGGCCATCTGGTCCTGCTCGCGCATACGCCCGACCATTTCGCCAAACGTCTGCTTATAGCGGCCCAGCGCACTGCGGCTGGGGGCATCCTCGCCCGGAAAATGCTCGTGGATATCGGCCAGCAGTTCATCCAGCGTCATGCGATCTTCCCGCAGACGACGCTCGATATGGGCGCGAACGTCAGTTTCCAGACGGTGAATCGTCGACTTTCTCCCCATATCAGCCTCCCGCGCCAGGGCGTTTTACGCCTGGCACGATAGCCCTGCCAGCAGCCACATCTGCGCCGCGTTCGGTCAGTCGGGCAACCAGCACCGTTTCAATATCCTCAACCGTCACCAGGCCTTGTTCTTCCAGCCAGCGCAGCTCCGATTTAATCTGGTCGCGGCTGGGCGCATGGCCATAGCGGGTCAATGCCTGGTAAATGACGGAGCTGTTGGAGCTGTAGCTCGGCATTTCGGACAAAAAACGCAGCATGACGAGGCGCTGGTCCTCACGCAAAAAACTGGCAAAATTCATGGGTCCTCCGTTATTTCTTCTGCAGCAGATAGGCTTCGATGTTCTCAGTGCGACGATAGGTCGCCGCCATCTGTTCCTGCATCCCGGTCATCTGGGCTTCAGTGCGGCTCAGTTTTGCGATGAGTTCGGTGATTTGCGACTGCGTTGGCACCGACTTAATCTGCGCCTCCACCGTGGTTATGCGGGTGCGCAGTTCCAGCAGTTCTTTCTGGCTGGCCGACTGGCGTCCAATCAGCCAGGTATAAACACCGACCACCGCCATCACCACCCATTGCAGAAATGCCCAGTCAAATCTCAGTTCATTTATTCCCACAGCTACCCTCCTGGGCACATTTGATCACTTCAACCAGTTGACCGGCGCAGAGGCCGTACTGGTCATATAACTGCTTCTGCGCTACCGCGAGATCGTCCATGCCGTTACTGACCGGATACACCGGGCGAGGACACGGAACGGTCAGCCGGGCGGGCAAAACCAGAGGTAGCGGTTGTTGCGGCCTGCTCACGAGCTCGGGCGAGTTCCTGCATGACGCCAGCATCAAACCTGCAACCAGTACGGCTGGCAGCGTTCTTTTTAAGTGCTTCACGAATGGTCTCCGTGGATTTCTCATCCGCCAGCTGGCGGGCGTCGATTTGTTGCGACAGCAACGTGCTTGCCTGATTAGCCTGCGCGGTCAGTTGTTTTGCTCCCGCGATAAACTGATTCAGGGCGTCCCCGGCCTCCCGGGTCTTCTGGTTTGCGACTTCAAGGCGCACATCACCCGCACCACGTTCATAGCCCTGATGCCAGATAAGCCAGAGCATTCCCAACCCCGAAGCCGCGAACAACAGGTAACGGGCCAGCAGTTTGATCCAGTCAGTCCACGTCATAGCACTCTCCCGGCCCCCAGCCCGCCGCCAGATAGAGCGGTTGCCAGGTGTAGATGATTTTCAGGGGATAGCCCCGGTTCTCGCGAAAGTTGGCAGCACTACGCCCGGCATTGACCTTTTCGACCTGGTTCCAGTAACGACCGGCATCCAGCCCGCGACTGGTGGCCAGCTTCCGGTCTTTCTGGACCCAGCCCAGACCGCCGTTATAGGCGGAAAGCGCAAAGGCCATGCGGTCACAGTCGCTGGCGGTACCCGGGATGCGCTGCCAGTGCCAGCGGTTGTACTGCACCAGCGCCCGCATGGACCACGACGGGTTGTAAGGCTGATGGTCTTTCAGCTGCTCTGGGTAAATACCTGCAATCCAGCTGGCGGTGGCAGGCATGAACTGTGCCAGCCCCTGCGCCCCGACCGGTGAACGGGCGCGGGCATTCCACTGTGATTCCTGATGGATTTGGGCGGCAAAGGTGGAAACCGGAGCATTGAGCCCCCAGACAACACGGGCATTGCGGGTCAGCTCGCGCTGGTATTGTCGGGCCTCAGCCGGAATGCTGGCCGCGAGAACAGGATGACAACTACTCAGCAGACAAAGCAGGATGAGGGACAACGCGAGCCGCATCATCGTCAGAGCCCCATCGTCACGCCGAGGCAGATCGCCGCAACAATCAGCGCCCGTCGCAGCAGAACGGCAGCAAAAATCAGTTCGTAACCTGTTGCCACGGGGTATTCGGGCTCATTGCGGCTCACCGGCACCGGCTTGCCAAGGTTCTCTTTCCAGTCGTCAATCAGGTAACTCCCCGGGCTGGCGTAAGGAAACAAGGCCCGATCAAGGTGATAGCCGAGGATAGCGGCGATGGAAACCAGAGAGAGCTTGTACAGCGTAACGCCGAGCTGTTCCGGGGAAATGAAAGCGATAGCGGCCAGCAACGCAACAGCAAGGATGATCCAGTTGCGCAGCCGCTGTTGACGGACTTTGTGAAGTAACGACATGAGGTGACTCCTGAAGATGAATGTGCCCGTGGGCTGAGTAGATCAGGAGATAGTGTGTGTCAGAATGGGGTGCAGAGTAATTTGCCCCCGGGCAGAAAAAAGCCCGACAGATATCGGGCTTCCTGATGATTAATTCTGTTGTTGAGGCGTATTACCTATTTTCTTCAGTTGATCGCTGTGAACGTCAATAAAAGGAGCCATCTTACGCTGGAATTATCATTCATCTTCAATATCTCTTCTCAGATATCACAAATTTGTCAAATGAAGCCAATCGTCCTTTTCTCTTGCTGGGACGCGAGGAAGTTATCCAGATCATCCTGATACATTGCAAGGATAACTTTTTGTAGATGGTTGAAGAAAACCGTGTACGAGGCATCGCTATAGGTCTCTATGTCGTGCTTCTTATTGACACCATCAATCATCACTTCAAAAACTTTTTCCTCTTTCTCTTTAAACTTAAAGACGATTAACAGCTCCTGCTGGGGAAAGACATTAGGAGCCGTAAAAATTTTGATTTTTAACCCCATATGCCAGTAGGTATCGTCATCCAAAACCATAGCGCCAGGAATTGTAAAACCTGATTCCTCAGTCGATGGCTCTGACGGCGGGACCCATCTAACGTTCTCCGAAGCAATCCCAAGATACTGGATGTATTTGTTCCCAAGGCCTAAAGCAAAATCCATAGAACGGTTACGGTAGGCATGTGAATCGCCACGGGTTTAACAGACACCTCAGAGTCATTTAAGATGGCTTAAAGAGAGGTGCCCATGAGCGGTAAGCGTTATCCCGAAGAGTTTAAAACTGAAGCAGTCAAACAGGTTGTTGATCGCGGTTATTCTGTTGCCAGCGTTGCAACACGTCTCGATATCACCACCCACAGCCTTTACGCCTGGATAAAGAAGTACGGTCCGGATTCTTCCGCTAATAAAGAACAGTCAGATGCTCAGGCCGAGATCCGCCGTCTCCAGAAAGAGCTGAAGCGGGTTACCGACGAACGGGACATATTAAAAAAAAAGCCGCGGCGTACTTCGCAAAGCTGTCCGACTGAGGTACGCCTTTATCCGTGACAACACCTGTTGCTGGCCTGTTCGCCTGCTCTGTCGGGTGCTGGATGTTCATCCCAGTGGTTTTTACGCCTGGCTTCAGCAGCCGCATTCACAACGCCATCAGGCAGACCTGAGACTGACAGGACAGATTAAACAGTTCTGGCTGGAATCGGGATGCGTCTATGGTTATCGCAAAATCCATCTGGATCTGCGGGACAGCGGGCAACAGTGCGGAGTGAACAGAGTCTGGCGACTGATGAAACGTGTCGGGATAAAGGCTCAGGTCGGATACCGGAGCCCGCGGGCACGTAAAGGCGAGGCCAGTATCGTGTCGCCCAACAGGCTCCAGCGACAGTTCAATCCGGATGCTCCGGATAAGCGTTGGGTAACGGACATAACCTACATCAGGACCCACGAAGGCTGGCTGTATCTTGCCGTGGTTGTTGATCTGTTCTCACGCAAAATTATCGGCTGGTCCATGCAATCCCGGATGACAAAGGACATTGTCCTGAACGCACTGCTGATGGCTGTATGGCGCCGTAATCCCCAAAAAACAGGTGCTGGTTCATTCGGATCAGGGCAGTCAGTACACAAGCCATGAGTGGCAGTCGTTCCTGAAATCACACGGCCTGGAGGGCAGCATGAGCCGTCGCGGTAACTGCCATGATAATGCGGTTGCAGAAAGCTTTTTCCAGTTGTTGAAACGCGAACGGATAAAGAAAAAGAGCTACGGAACGCGGGAAGAAGCCCGCAGCGATATTTTTGATTACATCGAAATGTTTTATAACAGTAAGCGTCGGCATGGTTCCAGCGATCAGATGTCACCGACAGAATATGAAAACCAGTATTATCAACGGCTAGGAAGTGTCTAGATTATCCGTGGCGATTCAATGAAAATTATCGCGGGATATCTTGTATGCTGCACAAATCTCTTCAAATTTACTCATAAATTCCTCGCCTGTGGCATAGACAAACGGGGGTGCCGTTAGTCTCCATTCCCTTCACGAAAAGCGTTGCTCCAGAACTCAATTCGTTTCTGTTGAACTTCAATAGCAAGTTTGACCAGTAGCTCATTAGGCTTTTCTGAAGAACTGGTTTTTACGGCATGCTCTGTAACCCTTTCGGCCACCCACTGATTCCAGCTTTTGAGCCTGACAGAGGGTGATTTACCGGCGATACCACATGTGTGAGCTATCTCGTCAATTGCAGCTTTAGCCTCAAGGACAAGAACTCTTTTTTGTAGGGAGTTATTTAACTCTATGAGTTTGTTTATTGCTTCAGATAACTGTTGCGTTTGTTCATCCATCAAACTAACTCCGTGTTTTTCCGTCCCGGGACAGATTAGCTTTACGATTTTGTCGCGGACAATAGAGGGGAAAGAGCGGCCTGCGGGATGCGTCAACATCCCACAGGCCATCAACACACAGCCCTTGCCTGTGAGTCGACCGGAGGCTCAGTCCGTCTCGCGAGACAGATTCAGCCTACTGTATTTTCATTCAATGAAAAAGGCTTACAGAATATGAAATCTCAGTTTTTGCCGGTATTACCGTGGATGGGTGGAAAACGCCGCCTAGCCAGACACATTCTTCCGTTATTTCCGTCACACACCTGCTACGTGGAGCCGTTCTGCGGTGCAGCGGCGCTGTACTTCATGAAAGAGCCCAGCAAGGTTGAGGTCATCAATGACATTCACGGAGAGCTGATCAATCTCTACCGTGTGATCAAACATCACTTGGATGAGTTTGTCAGGCAGTTCAGGTGGGCGCTGGTCAGTCGCCAGATATACCGCTGGATGAAGGATACCCCGGAAGAAACACTGACCGACATTCAACGGGCCGCTCGCTTCTTCTACCTGCAGAAACAGGCTTTTGGTGGCAAGGTGGCCGATCACACCTTTGGTACCACAACGACCAGTGCCCCGCGTCTTAACCTGTTACGCATCGAAGAAGAACTGTCGCTGGCGCACCTGCGACTCTCAAGAACCACGATTGAACATCTGGACTGGGCAAACTGCATTAAACGTTACGACCGCCCGCATACGCTCTTTTACTGTGATCCTCCATACCTGAAAACTGAAGGATATGGCGTTGAGTTTGGGCTGGATGAATACGTGCGCATGGCGGAACTAGCCCGAACCATCAGCGGGAAAATGGTTATTTCGGTTAACGATATCGAGGAAATGAGGACTGCATTTGCCGGGCTACGGATTCAGACGGTCGATATCCGCTACAATCTGCAGACCACGGGCAAAGCTGAACTCAGAAAAGAGCTGATAATCTGTAATTTCTAATCAGCCCGCAAGAGAATGGCCGACGTCGGCCATTCTGATCATAGATATCATTCCTATGAGTTCTATCATATTGAAGGTGTTTGGGTAACACCTGTAGTACAGCCTTTTTTTACTCTAAGTAATTGTAATTGTGACAGTCGACTGTTTGCGCTTTCAAGTGCGCTATTTTTTTCCATAGTATTACCGATGCCAAAGTCACCTAGAAAAGAGAGAACTGAACGACCATCGAACTGACTTTCTTTATCAACATGCTGGAGAAAACCATGAACCTTGGCTTCTTCTAACTCAATTTCACGGCATGACATAGTCTCCTTCTCGTACTGAGTAAGCTCTCCTTGTCGACCATAATTTTTTGTTGAACAGCCAGTGACTAAAACCAAAGCAACTGCACTAACCCAGAGATAACGCATTTTTATTCCTTACTTTGCTGTGTTAGTGGGACCAGCCAGTCCCAAGGATATCCCCGACACTCATTTTTTATTAACAGGTGTCGTTTTTCTTTTCAGATAGTCAGCAATGCTAACCACATTACTTTTCCCAAGCTCTCATTTTTATCCTGCGAATTTGCTTGGTTTAGATTGTGCGAGCCCTTTGCCGACCTCAAGAATTGCCCTCCGTTGTTCTGGAGTCATATGGTCAAATGCGTCCATTAGCTCCTGCTTCTCAGGTGACATTTTTGGGATAGTCAAACCAGCGGGTAAGTCAATGCTTCGCTGGCCTGTAACTACATAAAGCACATCAAGCCCAATACCAGCCCAAATACTTAGAGCATCAGCTCCTGGCGCGGATTCATCTTTTTCCCATCGCAACTGGCTTTTATAAGAAGCGCCAACCAATTCAGCAAAGTCAGATTGGTTAAACCCGAGACGGTTTCGTTCTTCTTTTAATCGTGCGCCAAGTGACATTTTTGTCCATTCTCGCTTTACATATCCCATTTATGGGATAATAATCTAACACAGATAAGGCAAACATCATTGCATCAATAAAGGGGACAACGATGACTGCAGAACAAGTCAAAGCACTCTTTCACCAACGGGGGATCACTTTCACCCAGTGGGCTGAAGAGCATGGCTACTCCCGGAACGAGGTCTACCGGGTTCTCAACGGGTATACCAAAGCCAAGTACGGAAAATCTCACGAGATCGCCGTCAAGCTGGGCCTCAAACCCGGCAACGTTGCAGCCTGAAATACCTGCGATAAGTGTAACAGTGTTTCATATATAGAAAAGAGGTATGTGACATGAACAAGGCAATCACGTCCACATCCGGTGGTCGCATTCTTCGGGTTCTGAAAGCTCTGAAAGGTTCTTCGCTCAGCGGTCGTTCCAACAGTGATCTGGCGAAAGCACTGGATGAGTCTCCTGCCAATATCAACCGCGCCCTCAATACCCTCATTGAAGAAGGTCTGGCTCAAAAACTCGATAACGGACGGTTCGCCCTGAGTGTTCAGATTCTGCAGATCGCCGTTGCTCACAGTAATGAAATGGCCCGCGCTCAGGGGCGTATTGATGAAATGAATCAGCGCATTGTTGCTGGCAGTCACTAATTAAGGAAAGACACAAATGGCACGCACCAAATCGCAACCTGCTGAACTTATACCGGACGTAACGCTAAATCCGGAACTGGAAGCTACCCAGAACCTGATGGCTACTGTTAGCAGCCAGATGAACGACGAACGCGATCTGCTAAACCAGCTCTTGGGCCAGGCTCAGATGGCTGATGCTTTTGAGCAATTTTCCCGAACGGTTCGGACTTCTAAATTGGCTTTTGTTAAGGAAAACAAGCTGTACCGCAATCTCAAAGGCAAGAAAACACCGAACGGTTCGGAGTTTTTGGGTACATGGGACGAGTTTTGCAACGTTCTTGGAATATCTGTAGATAAAGCAGATTTGGATATTGCCAACCTTACCGCCTTCGGCGAAGAAGCTCTGGAATCCATGTCCCGCATGGGCATCGGCTACCGCGAACTGCGCCAGTTCCGTCGCCTGCCGGAAGACCAGAAAAGCGCCCTGATTGAGGTGGCCAAAGAAGGCGACAAAACCGCGCTGCTTGAACTGGCCGAGGAGATGATCTCCAAACATGCCCGCGAGAAGGAAGAACTGAAGACCGACCTCGAAATTAGCCGTCAAATGCTAGCCGAGAAAAAAGAAGAACTCGGCACGATGCGCAATGAAAAAGAGGAGCTCAAATCCCGCCTGGTCCGCCGTTCCACCACTGAAACACCGGACGAAGAAGGCGTGGCGCTTGAAACGGAAGTCACGGGCTTTAAAAGCGGGGTTCTCAGCGCTTTCTTTGACCTTAAAAGTGGCTTTAACGCACTGACCGAGCACACCGAGCGCACTGGCATCAACCATACCGGCATGATGGCAGGTCTTCTTGATGACCTGCAGGCGCAGTTTGAAGAACTGCGTCAGGAATTCAGCCTGCCGGAAGCCCGCGAAACCAGCGCGATCCCTGACTGGGTAAAAGAAGCACAGCAAGAGGATGAAAATAATGGATAAAACCATAGCTGTTATTGCCTCACCAGAGGCGCAGGGCACTTTGCTGCGCCGCTAAGGGGGATGCAATGAATCCAGTTTTGACTCAACGTCTTGTTGCCATAGCCGAAGCAGCCAGTGCTGCCGGGCATGGCAATAAAGAAGCAGTGTATCAGGCCGCCTGCGAGGAATTATGTATGTCACGTGCCACATTGCTCAAAAAACTGAATGCAGTCCGCCTGCAGAAGCCAAGAAAACAGCGCTCTGACGCTGGTGATTCTGCGCTGACCCGCGACGAGGCGATGACCATATCAGGCACTCTGATGGAAACCATTCGCGGGACGGGCAAGCGCACCCTGAGCGTGGAAAAAGCCATCAACAGCCTGCGTGACAACGGTCTGATCGTCAGCGGCAGGATTGATGAGACCACCGGTGAGATTGTGCCGCTGTCGGCCAGCGCCATTATTCGCGCCCTGCGCCAGTACCGCCTGCATCCTGACCAGTTGCGGGCACCGGCTCCGGCAGTGCAGCTGGCCAGCCGCCACCCGAACCACGTCTGGCAGCTGGATGCGTCCATCTGCGTGCTGTATTACCTCAAGAACCCGGCAAAAGGGGTTAAAGGTGATACCGGGCTACGGATAATGGATGAGAAGGAGTTCAACAAGAACAAACCCGCCAACGTGGCCAAAGTCGTCAATGACCGCGTCTGGTCTTTTGAAGGAACCGACCACACCACCGGGTGGATCTACCTGGAGTACCGCTTTGGCGGCGAAACCACCGAGAACTTCACCTCGGTGCTCATCAATATGATGCAGGAGCGCGGCGGCGCTGACGTGTTACACGGGGTGCCGAAGGTGCTGTTCACCGACCCCGGCGCAGCCCTGAAGTCCCCCACGATGGGCAATCTGTGCCAGGCACTGGGGATCAGGCTGATTGCGCACAAAGCCCGCAATGCCCGGGCCACCGGCTCGGTGGAAAAGGCCCGTGACATTCTGGAACGGGATTTCGAACACGGCCTGCGTTTCTGCCGGGTGGAGAGCATCGACGAACTGAACCGCCTGGCGCGTCTGTGGCGGATGAAGTTCAACCGCACGGCCATTCACAGCCGTTACGGTATGGCACGCACGGATAAATGGTTGCTGATCACCGAAGAGCAACTGGTCAAGGCCCCCTCAGTTGAGGTCTGCCGGGAAGCGGCGGTGTCAGCGCCGGTCAGCTGCAAGGTGGACAACTTTGTCAGGGTACGTTTTCGGGGGCGGCAGTACGACGTTTCCGCTGTGCCGGGTGTCTGCGTGAATGACCGCGTCATGGTTGCCCGCAACCTCTACCGCGACGATCAGGCCCAGGTGGTGATGACCGGCGAGGATGGTCTGAAATCCTTCTTCCTGGTTGACGAGGTGCAGAAAGACGAACACGGCTTTGCCGTTGATGCCCCGGTTATCGGTGAGAACTTTAAACCGCTGCCGCAGACCGTTGCCCAGCAGCATCTTGCTGAAGTTGAGCAGCATGTTTTCGGCACGGCCAGCAAGGAAGAGACAGAGGCCGCGAGGAAAGGTAAGTCCCTGCCGTTTGGGGGACGTTTCAATCCTTACCTTGATATTGAGCGCGACGATCACCCGACTTACCTGCCAAAACGCGGCCAGGAAAGTCAGGTTCGTGGCCCGCGCATCGAGCAGCGCCCGTTATCGCATGTAGAGGCGGCAAAACTGCTGCGTGAGCGCCTGACGGCTGCTGGCCACAGCTGGCTCCCGGAACACTACGCGCAGCTGGTCAGTCGTTTCCCTGACGGCGTTCCCACCGAAGAGATTGACGCCATCGTGCAGGAGCTGGCCGGGAATAAAACGCCGCGACTCAGCATCGTTAACGGCCATTAACCGGAGGCACCCATGCTGGTACTGAAAGACCTGATGAAGCAGCACGGTATCGAACAGACGGAGGTTGCTATGGCGGCCTCGGTTTCCCAGCCTGCCGTTTCACAGCTGATTAACCACGGCATCTGGCCGAAACGTCGACCTGAAGAAGTGCGGCAAAAAATAATGAATTTTCTGGCATCACGCGGGCTCAGGGAGGACTTATCCCGAGCGTTTGATGAGGTACTGGCGGCGGAACCCGCCAGTACCTCCGTCCCGCAACAGGCAAATAACGAAGAGGACGAAAATATGTTACTGGCAAAACAGGTATTAAATCCAGTCACCAAAAAGCAATTCGGTATTTTCCGTGACCCGTTCGCGGATGATGCCATGCAGAGCTCGGAGGACGTGTTTACCACGCCGGATATTCGCTACGTCCGCGAGGCACTGTATCAGACTGCGCGTTTCGGCGGTTTTATGGCGGTTATCGGGGAATCCGGCGCGGGGAAAAGCACGCTGCGCCGCGACCTGATTGAGCGTATCCACCGCGAGAATGCGCCAGTCATCGTCATTGAGCCCTACATCATCGCGATGGAGGACAACGACAATAAAGGCAAGACCCTGAAAGCGGCCAGCATAGCCGAGGCGATCATCAATACTATCGCACCGCTGGAAAGCGTCAAACGCAGTCAGGAGGCCCGTTTCCGCCAGTTACACCGCGTACTGAAGGACTCCAGTAACGCCGGTTACAGCCACGTTCTGGTGATTGAGGAGGCTCACTCACTGCCGCTGCCAACGCTGAAGCACCTGAAGCGCTTCTTTGAGCTGGAGCACGGATTTAAAAAGCTGCTGTCCATCGTGCTGATTGGCCAGCCGGAGCTGGCGATGAAGCTGTCAGAACGTAATCAGGAGGTGCGCGAGGTGGTTCAGCGCTGCGAAGTGGTTGAACTGCTGCCACTGGATACCGAGCTGGAACGCTTTCTGAAGTTCAAATTCGAACGCACCGGAAAGCCAGTGACTGACGTGCTGGATAATACCGCTGTCGACGCCATTCGTGCCCGGCTCAGTAACAATATCGGCGGGCGCAGAGGTGTTGTCAGCCTGTTATATCCTCTGGCCATCAGCAATCTGGTGATTGCAGCCATGAATATGGCGGCGCAGCTCGGTGTTCCGGTTGTTAATGCCGACGTTATTAAGGCGGTTTAAATGAAAACAATACCGAATGTTAATAAACAGCTGGCTGATTTGATGAATGCCATTGCGGCACTCAATGCAATGAATACACCAGTTACCAGCATCATGATTTACTCAGGAAAGCCGGTTATTCGTGTTTCCCGGGACAGTCCGTGCGTCAGTCATTTCAGGGGGCAAAAATCTGGTTATACCATGACCGGCATTGACCATCAGGGTCGTTATCGACAAGGGGAAGTGGAGCTTTATGGCTGCAGGGTTGTCTGGTCCGAATCATTACTTCACTGAAGGAAAAGCATAATGGCAATAAAAATTGAGATTTATATCGCGCTGACTCCGGAAGGATTTATCTATTGCAAAATGTTGGGCGCAAATACAAAGGACGCGGGCGAAAGTGAGCTGGCGACGCTTGAGTTATTAAAACCTGTTGTTGAGGGAGCTGTTCTCGACAAACTTAAAGAGAACGGCTATCGGGTTGCAGCTGATTATTTTCAGCCTTGCGGTAAATCACATTAAATATCGAGGCCATATTATGACGACGATTAATCAAGACGAATATATGAAAGACCGTAAAGGTCGCCTGGTTCCGATAAGTCAGATTTCTGATTACGATCTGGCAATGGACAGCTTTGTCCGGGAGCAGGTTTCTGCGGCGAAGGCCAAGAATGCTGAACTGAGTGAGTTTAAAGACCGTGCGTTTAACGAATGCTATGCCTGGCTTGACCTTGTGGCAGAAAAATTCGGCAGAACGCGGGGCGGCGCCAAGGGCAATGTGACATTCCCCACCTTTGACGGTAGCCAGCAAATTACCATCCGTGTGCAGGAGACACTGACGTTCGGGCCGGAGCTGCAGATCGCCAAGGAACTGTTTGATGAATGTGTTACTGACTGGTCGAAAGGTGCTAATGCCAACCTGCAGGCGATTGTCACCGATGCCTTCCAGGTTGATAAAGAGGGACAGCTTAACACCGGGCGTATTCTCTCCCTACGCAGGGTAAAAATTCAGGATGAGCGCTGGATTAAGGCAATGGATGCCATAGCGGAATCGCTGCAGGTGGCCATGTCCAAAACCTATATTAATTTCCGGGAGAAAGATAAGTCAGGGAAGCTGGTGAATATACCGTTAGATATCGCTGCTATTTAATTTATTTCTCCATTTCTTTTTAATCCGGCGTCAGTGCCGTGGGATTCTGCACGCCGGATTTAGCAATAGGACTATTTATGCTGACATTAGCCGGTTTTATTTTACTGGTATCAGCCTGCGGAACAGATGCCTGTGACGCACTGCCTGTTACTGAAGATATCTATCTGAATAAACAGTCCTGCGAGTTGGTCGCAGACGTCATTCATGAGCGCTCACCGGGCGCCTTATTGATTTGTGGGGAAGTCTGGCGGGAGGAAGAATAAATGTCTCTGTTATGCAAACGTTGCGACAACCCGGTCGATGATCTGGATTTTGAGCAAGCGACCATTATGGAAAGTTTTGATGGTACGTGGTGTATCGACCTGATTGTGAAATGCCCTCACTGTGGGCTTTCCTATAACGCATTTGTCCCTACAGCTGAATTACAACCCCTGACAGGTGATGATAATGGCAAATGAAACTGAAAAGTATCTGGCTAAAATCAAAAAACTCCTGAATCTGGCCCGTCGTAGTTCAAATTCTCATGAAGCGGCCACCGCACTCAATCAGGCGCAGGCGTTGATGCGCAAACATAATCTGAGCCAGAACGACGTCGATCTGATGGATATCACCAGCAAGGCCAGCAAAGGGGCACCGTCCCATGCACAAAGTATCCCTCGTTATATGACGCTTCTTGGCCAGTTAATTTGCCGTGCGATGGGCGTTAACTGCTATTACTCTTTCCAACGCAATTTTATGAACGGCCAGAAGCAAAACACCGTCATTTTTTATGGTCCTGATGAGCGTCCGGAAATCGCTGCTTATGCCTTTGACGTTCTTTCCAGGCAGATGGTCAAAGCCCGACGCACCTTTATTGGTTCTCTACGTAAAAATATTAAGCCTGCCACCAAAACAGCACGCGCTGACCAGTTCTGCGAAGGATGGGCCGAAGGTGCTTATCAGGCGATAGAGCCATTTGTAGTGACGGAAACCGAAAAAACACTGATGGCTAATTTTCTGGCGAAGATGAAGAAAGAGCAGGAATTATCCGATCTGAAACCCCGTGAAGCTAAAAAATGTCGAGGTGATCAGGATGCAGCGGAAGCGGGATTTAACGAGGGATTAAAAGCACGTTTAAATCACGGTGTTTCCGGCCAGGCTTCAGCCCTTTCTCTGGAGTACAAATCATGAAATTAACCATCGGTAATATTCGTTTATTGCTCGTGCTGGGCTGTATTGTCATCTGGATTGCTGCTGGATTTATTGGTTATCCCATCGTTATTGCTGCCTGGGATTATTTTCATAAACCCTAAGAGGTTTCCGTATATGAATAAAAAACTCATAACTGAAGCCTCCCGGTTTCAGTCATCGCATGAGCGTAAAGGATTCTGGTGGTTAATTATTGGCACGTTAACAGCAGCCTTAACGCTCTTTGCTCTTTTCAACTTTTTCTGAAGTGGTGAACTCATGAAAATTAATACCGTAACGAAAGAGAAATTAACTGAATGGGTAGCGCAACTCGATAATGGTGATGGATGCGATGCTACAGATAAGCAATTGGAAGATGTGATTCGTCAACTTCTGGCTGTAAGAGACGGCAAACCAGTGGCGTTTATCGACAAATCATGGACACTAGTCTATTACCAACCCCCAATGAATTTTGGACTTAAAATTGGCGATAATCTCTATCGCCAGGAACAGCCAGCTCGGGATAATTGCGCGATCGCCGATGTTATCGCTGAACGTCAACGGCAGCAGTCTGTAAAGGGATTTTCGACAGAGCAGGATGATACTTATACCGGGGGCGAACTGGCCGGGGCAGCTATCAGCTATATCACACCATTTGAAGCAATGACCTACTGGCCTGCCGACTGGCATGACGACAGTTTCAAGCCGACAAGCGAGCGACGGAACCTGGTGAAAGCAGCTGCGCTTATTATCGCTGAAATTGAGCGTATTGACCGTAAATCTGATGCGGAGCTGAAAAATGAATAATTATCGCTGTTCCGTATGCAACAAGTTTCTTCCGATAGATAAATCGCAAATAAAGACAGGAGATAAAGTCAGTATTAGTGTCGGGACGGCTAATAAAAACGGAACAAGAATTCGTTACACCAGCAAACGTGCTTGCGTCGTTGATATTACCGGAGACTCCGTAACCGTTACTTCTGGACGGAAAGAAATGGTGGTATCTCTTGATGTGGTATCGCCCGTGGACGCTCCTAATGCCCTGACAGTAGTCTTCATTGGTGAATGTAATTGCAGGAGGCAGGCAAATGACCAGAACTCAGCTGATTAAGATCATTCATGTAGCAAAGCGTGAACTGCGCATGGATGAAGATACTTACCGCCAGTTACTGAATACCTATGCTGGTATTGAATCCACCCGTGAAATGGACATCAAACAGCTGAACCAGATCCTCGACGCGATGAAAAACATCGGGTTTAAAGTCAGGACTCAGAAAAAAGAGAAGCTGACGGCCACCGACGATCAGTCAAAGAAGATTCGGTCGCTGTGGCTGGAAATGGCTGACGAAGGTTTTATTCGCGACCGTACCGAACGGGCAATCAACGTATACGTGCATCGCATAACGGGCGTCAGCCGCCTGGACTGGCTCAATTCATGGGCAGCAAGCCGTGTGATTGAGACATTGAAGCAGTGGCAGACCCGCGAACGTAAGGCGCAGGAAGCCCTGCAGGGCGCAAAGTGATACCCGGAGGTCAATATGTCATCACCAATGGAGCACAAACGGCATAAACTGCTTTCTGAAGTTGCCGACCACGTTACTGAGACCGGCGTTGATTATGGTTTATCATCCGAACAGGCTGAACAATTGGGGCTGGCTGTGGCAGATTTTCTGGCATCTCACTTCGGCGGGCAGAACTTCACTTTTCCCCGTGACTACGCATATAAGCTCTCTCTGCGCGATATGCAGATTTATGAAGAGTTCCGGGGGAATAACTGGGCTGAGTTAAGCTCGAAATACGGTATTACTGAGCGAGGATTGCGGAAGCTGATTCAACGCGTACACAAACAAGTGATGGCTCATCGCCAACCACAGTTGTTTTCCTTCGGTGATAATGAGTAA